ATGAAAGTTGAACTGGTTTACGATAAGCGAAATGTGAAAGAGATACCGGGTGCCAATGATCTGATCCTGGCGGAACTAACTAAGCGTGTTCATCGAGTATTCCCTAAAGCTGAGGTCAAGGTTAAACCAATGCAAGCGAACGGCATCACTACCGACGCCAGTAAAGGTGATAAGGCTATTCTCAATCGGCTGGTTGAGGAAATGTTTGATGAGGCTGATCAGTGGCTGGTTATCGATATTTAATTTGAGGGGGATTTATGCTGCGTGTCGAAGTGACGATAGATAAATTAAACATTAAGAAATTCCCTGTTGGATACTCTGACGCTCTTACGGAAGAATTAAGTAAGCGACTTGGCAGGAAGTTTGGCGAGGTCGATGTGAAAGTGAGGTTTGCTGGCGCGGATGGGTTAACAGTGCTGGGCGGGGCTAACGAGGATAAGAAAGCGGTCGAGGAGATTTTGCAGGATACATGGGAAAGCGCTGATGATTGGTTTCAGCCTTAGGTAATAAACACTACATCTTGTGTTCTTGGGCTACTTCCAAGGAATTAGTGACGGTTTATCTTGCTATTACTAGAATAACAAGGTAGATACCATCTAAACTTAACTCTAGAGATGTAGTAAATTCCTATTGTTAAAGCATAATAATTATTAGCGTTCTTGCTTGTAATTTTGGCAGATATTACGAGGGGGTTATATGCCTAGATTAATTGAAAAAGTCGTCACAGCTTCGGGCAGATTCATGGATAGTGTCATCAGGCAAGACATCAAGCAATCGAATGATAGTAAGATTATTACAGATGCGAATGGCAACGCTGTTCTGAATATGAACAATCAGAAGGTTCGTGACTCAATGCAAGCTCGAATGAAGGAACTTGCCGCAAAGCGTTAAGGATAAAACAATTGGGCCCACTAATCATAATGGTTGTGCTGGTATGCGGGTTTTGGTACACGGAAAATCACTACCAATCCCGCATACGTCACGCACGAACTAACGGCTGGACTTCGTATTTTTATGTAGCAATGCACGGTTGTAAGTTCGTCATTCAGGGTTTTGGTTTTACACTCATCTTCTATCTTGTCTTGGTGATAATAAGCCTTATTATTTCAATTCCGCACCTGTTCTGGGCTGAGTATGATACGAAAGATATCTACTCATGGCTTACTGAAAATAAAATTCTGTCATATCCATTACTCTTTGTTTTATCAATGGGAATGGCTTGCTTCTTTGCTTATGTAGCTGGGGATGCCGCTAAAAAAGCATTAAGTAATGAGGATGTTCGCCAGGCAGCCTATAGAGAAATGGCTGCAATGGATGGGGTGGAGTCATTGCTAGTGCAGGCGATCGATGATGATATGCTGATTTTCGTGACACTTAAATCACGCAAGGTATATATAGGATACGTGGCAGCTCCACGCATTGAGCATAGTCATACACAACACCTTTCGATAATTCCCTATATCAGTGGTTATCGCGATAAAGATACCCTCCGCTATAATGAGCAGCATCGTTATTACGAGCTTTATTTGAGTAAAGGTATCACCGCAGACTCTTCAGGGTTAAATCTACAACACTTCCGACATGTAATCCCCATGGATCAGGTTGAAGCGGTGTCCTTATTTGATACTAATACTTACGTTTCATTTGATGAATGCTCTAATCCTGACAAGGTGCAGGTTGACAAAACAGTCCATTCCTGTAAATCCAGTTGACACGGAAATACTAGCCACGAACAAGAACAGACCGGGCAATTAAGCCCGGTTTTTTATTTCTCAATCCATGCAGAGAACAATAGCGGATCCCCGTACGCGTAGCGTCGATACTCTGATGTTGAGTTATATGGCATGTACACCTGGCGGCACCCAACAGCGTCTACCCCCGTTCCGTAAACCTTTAGCGGCCCCGTCATGCTTCAGTCAAAACTACCGGCAATTTTATGTCATCTGGAGAAACTGGCCACTCGATATCAGGCGCTGCACTCACATCAATATCATCAAGCGCTATACGATATGACTTCCACAGTTTCAACTCGTCAGTTTTATCTTGCCCCAACTCAATTCTGTCTTTCAGTACATCGATTTCATCGCTTGCATCGCCAATTAACTTTGTCTTCTTTGCTTTTGCTTGTGCGATAAGTGCTGATTTTTGAGCTGCAATATCTATAGCTGACGGCCCGCTAGTCTCTGCCCACCCGCCGCCGGTCCATTCGCCCGTATATGGGTCTACAGTCGCGTTTTGATACCGTGCTTTGTAGTAGCCGTCACCGACTAAATCAGCTGTCCAATTCTTGGGTAAATATCCCTCGATATAATCTTCAATATAGAATCCATCACTATCTAATATATTTAGTTTCATGCTATCACCGGTGAAAAGTAGAATGAGACTTCTACGCCTACGGCAGGATTTGCCATTTGATGGGCTATTACATTTCCGCTCACATCAACTGTAACACGTGGTGGGGTGTTATCAGCGCCAATCCCAAATGCCACGAATGAATTGGTATCTAATTGCGGCCTATATCCAGGGGGCAATACAAAAATAGTAGTATCTGAAGCGCCGCTATTTACTGTCATTTCGACAAACACTAGACCTAAAACTTTTCTATACGCACATCTGCGAGATGCTGGCTTAACCCAGCCATTAATCAAAGTCGGGGATATCCACGGCGTATTCATTACTTTACTAGTCGTAATAGAATCTGATTCTAAAACCGTAGTACGAGATGCTAGTTGTGTTATCTGCGTTGCTAATTCCCCTCCAGTTTGTTTAAACTGTTGAAATGTAACTGGCTCTAACGGATCCGTTGCATCGTGAAACATTGATACCGGGCCAGTGAATGCGCCGCCGGATTTTGGCATTAAACTATTAAGAGATGGAATTATGACAACCGAACCGTCAGGAGCGATAATATTCACATCGCCGGTACCCGTTGTTATTTGTTGCCAGTTTTTCAGTAGTTGCTGATACATCGCTAATTGTGCTGATGTCTCACGCGCTAGCGCTGAATATGAATTAGATACAGTAGTCATAATTGCATAAGAGGAATCGGCCACGGATTCTTTTATATTGCCATTTATGCGAATTTGAGTATTGCTATCTACTGCTAATATTTCATAAATCAAAGTATTTCCAGCAGAATCAGGGATAAATAAAGCCATGCCGGGCGCTACGCCCATCACATTATTGGCCCACTGCGTTCCTGTTCCTGTGACTATATTTTGTGCTGCTTCTGACGTGACTGTGCCTGACCGGTACCAAGCCATATATTAATCCTTAATTTTAAAAATAAATGTCCGCGTTAAGTACAGGAATAGAGATGGGAGAAATGCCGTATGGATAATCGAGTGTATTTGAACTATTAACATACGCACCTTGCCCGGCTGTTATACTTGAACCAGACATTCTCATTGCTGACTTATACCAGCCCCTATAGTTTCCATTATTTATATTACCGGCTGGCAGCCCCCCGGCGCTCGGTAGTGGTATCATTGGCCTTGTAATTCCGGTATTAACCCATACGTTTGGCTGGTTGCTTAGCGCCATATTTCCGCCAATAATTAACGGTGCATATCTTGATGAATACGTACATTGACCGCTTGTGTTGAATATCGCCAACCCGGCAGTTCCTGGGCTTGGCGGCTCAGGAAAGAACCCTGTTGTGAATACGCAAATATTGGCGTTTACAGAGCCTGAGCTTGTGCTACCCGTTGAATTTATTTGATAGCAGTTTATTGTTTTATTTGCTGAGTCGTAATAAAGAGAAACATTAGGGTTATCCCAGTTTGCAAACACAATTGCATTATCTCTATTTTGTATTCCGGCAGGAATCGACCAAACGCCAGATATATTTACATTACCGCGCCACGTGCAAAAGCCAAGCTCACTAGACTCAGTTATTGCCATGAAATTTGCTGAATCTTGCAATAAAAGTCCGTATGTACCAACTGCGGGCGATTGTGGTATTTCAAATGCTGAAAATCTTACCCATCCTTTATTGCTCTCTGATGTAGTGAATGTTATTCGATTTCCAGACATTGAATACCCAGTAACCCACCACGCCCACACCGCAGATGAGCCCAGCGGTTGTATCACCCCGCCAAAATCGGACGGCACGAGATATAATGCCCCCCCGGTATATCCATTCAATACAGCAGAGGGTGGATTCCCCGTACCGTTAGTATCATAGTATCCCAAAAACTTTAATAGCCGAGTGCCAGACGTCATATTAATGCCTTTCCCCCCATCACTGGGGGAGATATATAGAATAGGTTCAGCCATTAGAAGTACCCGCATATTATCGCTGGCTGACCATTTGCGTGATATGTCCTCTGCCCACGATAATCTACTATGGTGCGAATACCATTAATCGTGTTATCCATAGTTATATTCCCCCTGAGATTTACATTGTTAAATTCAGCATTACCATTTTTAAAATCCAGTTTTAGACCGGATATTCCTTGCACGTAATTATCTGATTCAAGGGTATCTGTTATTTTTCCTCGCCCAATTGATGCCTTTGCAATAAATGCATCATTCATAAACACTTGACCATTTACCACTGCAAAAGGCGAAAATAAATTACCAGTTGGACCGGAGAGCAATATAAATTGATCGGCAGTAAAACCAATTGAGGATTTAGCTACACCATTAATAAACTCTGCACCAATTACCATGCCTGCGCTGACAAACTGGCCGTTATAATTCAGTCCGGCCCTTAAACTATAAGTAGCACTAGCCCCGCTGGCATCAACAACTGCTGTCATTTTTTGGTCTATCGCTGCTGTCTGGTCTTCAAATGTTGCTGTAACAAGGGTTTCAAACTCAGCAAATGCTCTTTCAGCATCGGCAACAGTGGTCGTTAAGTGGATAACACCGGCTTTATTCTCTCCGTATTGAGCCCATTGCTGCCAGATGCTGGCGTTATTGGCCTTCGCTGTTTCGAGAATGCCCTCTGCATTCATGAAATCATCATTAATCAGTTGCTGACCCGCAACTGTGTTATTGATAAAGTCGTCGCCAATCGCTTCGAGAATAGCGCTTGTGTCTGTGCTGGATATGCCACGGATCCAATCCACCCACGGCGACTGATTACCGGATTTATCAACTATCCGTGCGCGGAAATAGAACACTTGCCCCGCCCTTAATCCCTGCATAGTGTAGTTCCGTTGCGGATGCGGCACATCACTCAGCAGCATGGCATCGGTACCATTAGCAGACAGGCTATATTCAATCTCTGTTTTTAACGCATCTTCGGCTCCTTCAGGGTATCCCCAATTGAGAGTGATGCCAAAGAGAATGCCTGTAGCTGTAAATCCAACTGGCATTGGAGGATTTCCCTCTTTACCGTTTAATGTGGTTTCCTGAGCATTAGCCCAAATACTGGATATTTCTGAGGGGTTAATAGCACGAACGCGAGCCTGATATTGTCCAGCATAAATACCTTCAACCTGAAATCCCTGAGCAGATGTGCGCGGTGCTGATATCCAGTTTCCGTTATCACGTCGCCATTCAGCCTCGTATGCTATCGCGCTGGCTGCTGGTTCCCACGTAACACGTAGGGTGGTTATTGCGAGCCCTTGTGAAAGTGCTGAGAAGCTATCAATAACAACATTTGTCGGAGGTGGCTGGACGCCGGGCGGGATTACGCTGATGGGTCTTTCATCAATCCGAGCGCCCGTATCAATTCGCTCATATTTGTCCGGATCATGCTGAACAGATGAGATACTGTATGTATTGTCGTCATTGTCAGAAATACCAGTAACCCGATATTGCTGGATAGCTAAATCATCCGCATCAACAGACCAACCGCTTTCCGCTGCTGGCACTTCACTGTAAGCCGTTGTGACAGTGATTACTTTCCCGTTGACCACTTGCACCGTTCTGCCCTGAGCTACACCGTTTGGTAAGTTAACAAGTAGCCGGTCACCTGCTTTCACATCAGCAACACGGTCAAGAGTGATATTCCGGCCCGATACTGAGCTAATGCGACCGCCCATCTTCCGACCAGAGAGCATATCATCCGCAACACCAATGATATGACCGGGCAACGGAATGGCCCCGTCTAACCCTACATTAAAATTAACAGTCCGGTCTTTACTGTTTGTCAGTAGCGCCCAACGTCCACGCCTATTCGCCTCAGTTTGCCGGATACAGCCGATAGCCGTCATATCAAGCTGATTGACACCGTAGCGACGAACCAAGTCGTTATCTGACACTGCCTCGATTGCATCCTGACAGTTATTTGCGGGGTCACTCCAGCTCACCATTGCGGTTGTATAGCGCTTTTTCTCGGAACCACCACCGTAAGTGAATCGTCCGTCAATCACACTGGCACGGGTAAATATATAGTCCACATCTCGTGGCATATCTGCCAGGGTGCAAAGCTGATTATTTCCCCAATAGGTCATGCCCCGAAAAATGGCGGCCAAATCACGCAATACAGTAAATGCCTCGGCCTGAGACTGAATATACACATCGCAGGTAAAACGAGGCTCAGTACCACTACCGCCCCGACCATCAGGAATAAGCTGATCGCAGTATTGACCAATTCGGTACAGCTCCCACTTATCTACCTGGCTGACCTCAATCCGATGACCAAGGCCAAAGCGATCTGCTAATACAATGTCGTAGAATACCCAGGCTGGGTTGTTGGTATGAGCCCATTTAAATGAACCATCCCACACACCAGAGTAGGTACGCGTTACTGGATCATATGTAGTAGGTACGCGGATAATCCGGCCTTTAGGCTCACATGAGATAATAGGGATATTCTGAAATTGAGTTGCGTCGAATTCTATATAGAGAAGCGCGGTATTTGGGTAACGTAACTTGGCATCGATGACTTCAGAAATAGCTTCGACATTCATCTTGTCGGCAATGCGGCCAGAGTTGGCATTGGCTGTTTTTCGCCTTGTACGAACCTGCCAACCAGCTGTGGCCTTGGGTAGGTTTATTCTGTGCGAGCGTTCATATAAAGTTGTTGTTTTCCCATCAATGGCTGTATCAAGCAGTGTTTGATATGCGCCACCATCCGTTGCCACATCGACGGCGTACTCAATGCGATAACCGCCAACATCACCATTGTCCGCCTGACGCTGTAATGAGGGCCATCCAAGACGAACACGTGTAGCCGAGAGTTGGGTATTTGTGATGGAGCGCACCCATGGCGTATCTGATTTAAGCTCTGTGTTAACCGTTATCTCATTCTCGACATTTGGCATTCCTTGAATGTAGTCCTGAGCCTGCGTGCCGGGACGATACTCCCAAGTAACCCCAGTGAAATTACTAGTACCGTCAGAATTCTTTATAGGTGTGCCGTCCAGATAGATATTGGTTCCATCCAAACCTCCGGCGAACTCCCCCTCACCCAAAGCAATGAGTATTTTAGCTCTTGCCGTCGATTGAATACTGTCCGGTGACTCAACTGGCGTTGTGGCATTGCTGCCCCCACCTTTGCGGCCTTTAATTGGTTTACGTGCCATATTTCACCCATAAAAAAAGCCCACAAAGTGTGGGCATTGGCGTGTTTATTGATCAACTCAATGGCGATTACCGGCTGATCTTCTATTGTGTAAGGTCAGCCCACCCAAGCCGCGCATGGCTAGGGTGTTATCTATCGGAGGAATGGCTGATTTACTCTGGGATAAGGAAATAGAAATGTCGAAATATACAATAAGTAGTATTACTGAGCTGTCTCAACTACAAGACTTGAAACCACCGTTCCACACAAACATTACCGTTAATCTTAGAACTGCGGCTGGTCAAACAGCTGTTAGTTTTGACCCTCATGGAATGGACATAATGAATATGACAGTCAGTGAAATCGGGGAGGCTGCGTACAAAATATTTATTGATCGGCTTTCTGCAAACAACAAATAGCGGCTCTTAACTCATTAAAGTTAAGCTGGTTTAAATCTTGATAGCAGATCACTGCCTCTTGGATGCTAGTGATCTGCTGTTGCATGTCTGACACCTGCTGCTCTAGCGCTTCAATTCGTTGTTCTTGCGTCATAACTCACTCCTGCCTTTCGGCGTTAATTAAAATAACCGCTCTTACATTTGATCTTCAGCATAAATACCCGCCGAGATAACCGCCCCGCCAATTCGACGCTTGCCGTAGAGTACGCCCACCGGGTTACCCTGAGCCGTAGAGTTAACCGGGCCGCCGAATGCATAGCTTGGCTTGTTGTCTGGTGATTGCCTCATGGCTAACCCACTCTGCTGCGGTGATAGCATTTGGATAACGCCGCCAAGGGCCATGGATGCGCCCATCATTGCCATTGCACCACCCCATACTCCACCCGCGCCAAACGCCACCGCCAAGCCTCCACTCATCAATGTTGCCATACCGATTAAAGCTACGCCGAGTATGGTCTGGAACAGCCCACCGCGTTTGCTCCCTATAATTACAGGAACAATACGAATTTCTTGTCCACCACTTGCAAGCTCCAACTCATCCTTGCCGACATTTCTCTTATTTTTGAATACAGCAAACGTGAGTCCACGCTGCTTAGCCGTCATCAGGTATTGCTCAAAGCCAGGAATAGTTACGCATAAAGCCTTAATAACTTCGCCAGAGCTACCAACTAATCGTTGATGGTCGCGACCGAACATCTTAGCTAATGAACCGCTTAGTTTGATTGGTGTCATTACTTCTTGCGCAAATAAAGTCATATTATCTCCAATAAAAAAGGCCGCCTAAGCGACCTCGATTTGTTTTACATAGTTGTTAGATGCATTTTTTAATGCCATCAACTCTCTGATTAATTCTCCAGTCAAATAATCCTGTTTGAACAAAAAAATTAACTGTAGAACCATTATCTATATTATGTACATCTGCGACTTCTGTTTGATTTGGGGTAAATACTGAGAACCCATTTGGTAACAAGCTCATGCTGACATCAGTAGCGCCCCCACCAACAACTTTAAATTTCTGCCATTCCATGGTGATGCAAGTAGCAAGAACTTGAGCTTCTTTTTTACTCTTAAATTCTGAATGTGGGCCACGCTCTCTCATTTCACTTATGCTGGAGCATCCAGCCAGCACCAAAACTACCAAACTTATGATTATCTGTTTCATTTATTGCTCACTTATCCATCCAGTATTTGTATCTAGCGTCAAACTCATCTCTGATGCTGCTCGGTAATTTGTTTTTTAATTTATCAAAATCATTAGCATAGCGAGTTTGAATATTCATAGGGTGCATACCGGGATTTATTCTTTTTAGTTTATTAACCATTTCCATAACTGCATGATCATTAATATCAAACCCAACTTTCCTGCGTATGAAGAAGGAATCAAAAGGTAAATCAGAGGGGTTAAATCCGTATTCTAAATTTGAAGAAATAACTTCATCTGCTGGCTTAACATCACTCCCGCAGTGTTTGCATTTAATGGCTTCAGGTTTGATTAGTTCAGCGCAAAAAGGACACTTCCTCATTCCGTTGTCTATTTGTTTCTGTTCTATTGTCTTATTGTCTGAACTCATAACTATTGAGTGAACCAGTGCCACAATAAACAGCAAAGCCCCGTATAGCCACCATAGGCCAAATGATCGCCCCTTACTATTTGCTATAATAGCTGGTATTAACCCAAGAAAAATCGCCGCTATGATAATTTCCAATCGTTCACCCTCCATGAGTAACAGTTCGTTACATCATAGCAGGGGATCGCTGCAAAACAACGCAAAAACCCACAGTTAAGTGGGTTGGGTTTTGGTCGTAAGACTTAACTAATTAAGCTACATCAGCACCGTGGATCAGGTGGCGCAGAGCTTCTACCCCGTTAGCGTTGTAGCGGAACGCTTCAACTTGCTTGCTGCTATACGCAGACTTATCCATTACATAAATGCCGTACTGGTCAGTCTTGAGGTTATTGGCGTTAGATATGCGGCCGATTTTTTGAGCAGAAATACCAAGCATCTCGCCAACCTGACCGGCTGTGTAGAAATGTTCTTCCAGTTTTGGCAAAGGGATAGCTTCAAAACCAGCGACTGGGTTAATAATGTTAGCCGCAGCGCATTGTTTAGACAGCTCACTAAGGTTTGGCATCATGTCGAAAAGCTGATGAACGGCTTCAACTGACATTTTCAGCGTTCTCGCCCTGCGATACTCAGGCAGCCCTGATGAACTTTTTGCAGGAAGCGCCTTGCCAGTTTCCAGTTCACGCCAGCGTTTTGATACTTTGTGGCGGAGTGGAATGCTGTAGCCGGTGATCAGTGTCATGGTTAAATCTTCATCGAGAAGATATTCCTGATATACGCGCCCTTTTGCATCCGTGTAATCGGCGGAAAAGTCCGCCGATTGAATATTAAGCGCTTCGAACATTTTGCGGCAGTCGTGCAGCACATCTTTATGTTGCTTACCAGTAAGAGTCGCAATCTCTCGACTAGACATTTTCGTGACATCAGATCTACCATTTGCTAAAGTTAATGCAGACATAAAACCTCACACGGTTTAGTTTATTGAGCCGCCAGCGCTAACTGGCGGTTTTTTATTGCCTGTGTTCCGGCAAAATTAGTGATGAAATGTGATGCTTTTGAAATCCTCTGTCTTTACTAAGACATACTTGTTAGTAGCAGTCGGGGCTTCACTATTTTTATGCTGCATTAGACCTTTCCTCACGCAGGCACCGAGCCAAACGCTGCACAATTGCAGAGTTGATAGAAATCCCATCCATTTCAGCCATCCGTTTAATTTCTTCTTTCATTAGTTCAGGCAGGCGCAAATTGAACACTTCATTCTTTCTTCCGGTATACAAAACATCACTCATAGTCATCTCCAGTTAATTAATGGCACCTACTTGGTACTAGCACCAATTTACCACCATTTAGAATGATGTCAAGTAGGTGCTATCATGATATAAAAATGCATCATGAGGTTGTGGTTATGAGTAAGTTCCCAAGTCAAGAAATGGATAGATTTAACGTCAGACTCCCTTCTGGTATGAGGGATGCGATCGCTGAGCGAGCGAAGCAGAATGGAAGATCAATGAATTCAGAGTTAATACTGATTATTGAGCAGGCACTTAATGCGCCAATTCCTTATACCACTGACAACTCTAAGTTCATGAAGGCATATGAGAACCTTTCAAAAAACATGCCTAAGAACGAAATTGAACTAAAAGATTGGATGGATGAAATGACAAAACTTACATACATCCTCATGGAGAATATCTCTGAGTTAGGGCAGTCTTATCAAGCACTGCAGAGTCTTAGGTGGCGAGCTGAAAATGAAATAGCCACAGAAAAAAGAAGAGAAAATTTAAAAACTAAAAAATCATAACCCCACCGGCGCACGGACGCACCAGAAAGCAAAAACCCGCCGGAGCGGGTTCTACGCAGGTAGCTTGATTAATTAAACGGCTTTCAATGTCTTTAACACCAACCACTCATCAAAAAATTCCTCAGCCGTTTTTATAGCAACATTTGCTATCGCCTCAGTTATATCTAATGATTCAAGCTCATAATCAGCATCGGTTCTAGCTCTACGCTGTTGATCTAATTGGTAACCTAGCAACTTCATTTTGAATGTATCGTGCGGCTCTAGCTTATTTTCGGACTTATTTTTCAAGTAACCAATAAGATTAGAATGCTGGCTACCAGCATAATTGGGGCGACAGGTTAAAGAGTCACGAGCCTCATGATACATTGCATAATATGCACGTGACACTGCATTCCTAAAATCCGCTTCGCAACCATGTGAATAGCAATTTTTTGCTGACAAGAGCACTTCATTGCTAGTTATAGACATAAGAGACTCCAGGCTTCTTGTGTCTATCAGGTGTGAACCTAGCTATAAGATTGCAGTTATCAAGCCGCTCATCCATGCAAATAGCTTCAGCTAATTGCTTGTTCATTTTTACAATCATGCCTACATCATCGGTATCTATATCAACAACATAACTTCCACCACCGTCTCCACTTACTTCAATTTTTGCAGAAGGAACTTCATGTTGGGATTTTATCTTTTCAACAATAGAACCTATCAATTCATATTGTTCTGATGTGCAACCTGATTTTTCATAAGCGCTAGCCATGTCACTTAATACCTCATCTTTGTATTTCATAGCAGCCTCACGTCCCTCATCATTCGAGAGAAGGCGAATATGCTTATCCAAAAACTCATTACACAAAGATATTTTACCGAATGCATACGCCACCCCTGCCGCGTGGTACGTAAGCCATTTAGTGTCGAAGTTATTTGCCAATTCATAAATAACTCGATTCAATTTTCTAGTATTTACTTGGCGGTAAAGTATTGAACAATAAAGAGTTGCGTAGTTTGCATCACCATGTGGCAAGCTTTCCTCTAGAAGCTCAATAGCTTTATCCAACTTTGAATATGTTGCATAGGCTAAAGCCAATGTAGATACCGCTTGAAGTGATTTATCCTCGCTCAACTCATTCTTAATAATTATAAAACTTATGTCATCAAGCTTTTGATTGGCGTTCCACTTAGATGAAAGTTCATTAAATCGCTCATCTACTTTCAGTTTCGGCGAGGCCACTTTCCGTACCTTAATCTGGCATAATTTGAGACAAGTGTATTACCTGCAACCTGAGTGATCAATAAAAATGCTGGCAAAAAGAACAACAAACTAGGTTTGACAGCTATTTTTTCTGGCAAAACACCCGCATACCTCACCACCTTCATAGTCCTTTCCTGCCAATAACCACCGTAAGGCACTCGCTGGCTAAGTTGCCCATATGGGTGGTGAAGCAGCATGCCATCTTCCAGCAGAATCCCCCCATGGTTAGCCACTGGCGCGGATACTTGCATGATGATCAGGTCGCCCGGCTGCGCTGGGCCACTGAACTCACGGAAACCGCATTCATACCAGTTATCCATATAGAAGTTTTCCGTGCCGGACTCCCACCAATGCCGGTCAACGCGATAGTCTTTCAACTCAATGTCATGTGTTTGCCTGAAGTAGGACATTATCAAGCCCCAGCAATCGGTATGACCTAATACGAACTCCCGGCCGACTAGCGGGAGGTCGCCGCGCGGCTGGATAGTCCGTAAATCCCCTTCTGGCCAGCTAACAATGTGCCAGGGTAGTTCGTTATTATCGCATTGGGCCATGTCCAATTCGGACGGCTGAGTGGTAGCGTCGGGGTGGCTGTGAACAATCGCCGTGATGGTTCCCCAATCTTCTGCCTCTACATAGCCTGTGGGGTCAAGGTGAAACTGTTCAGTCGGGTTTGTCGCCAGGTTCTCGCACGGAAAGTATTTCTCTACTCGCGACTTCTGAGCAACAACCCCACAGCACTCTTTGGGGTGTTCAGCCTCGGCATGGGCCAATATCGCTTTAAGCGTTTTATCTCTCATCTCTACCTCTTGATCAGGGCCGCGCCGGGGAACCCACCAAACGGCAATGGGTTATCGGCTCCAAATCGTTTTTTGCAATCGACCAACAGCCCAGAGCATTTATCCTTGCTTGGGTCATCTGTCGGATTGCCTTTCTCGTCGAAGTACAGCGTACCGGCATAATCGCAGCCATTACCTGAACGGTAGTCTCCGCGCATGCACCAGGTGCAGAGGGAGTGAATTTGCCGGGTAGGAATAAGCAGCCCCTGCAAATCTGCTGGGCTGGAAAGTGTGAATTCAACAATCTCATTGGTTTCTGTCGATTTACTGTCGATATAGTAAACCTGCACTTTCTCTTGTTCTGGGTCTGCATCCGAATTGCCTTCGGGGAAGTTCACGGCATCCAGGTAATGTTTGAACGTGTCGTGAACAATAACTTTAGCCTGCACCATACAGGTCAACCATCAGTCGCTTGATGTTTGCCTGTTTAACTCGGACATCCTCACCAGCCTGTTTTTCTTTCAGTGACTGAAGCTTTTCCATCAGGCAGGACGGGCAGGATGTTTTTGTTTGCAGGCTGCCTAAAGCTTTCATGGAGCGAACAAGCTGCTGAAATTCCCCATGGGTATCACAAACCGCTTGGCGATATTCGAACACCGTTCCATCGATAACCGCTGCTGGTTTCTTGATGTTTTCCAGAGAGGTTTCAAGCTTGGCAATCTCTTCTACGTAACTAAGCATAATCATTCCTCCATCCAGCCCGGCGCGTCAGTAACGCCGTAGTTCTTGGCTGAAAAGTTATCGGCGGTAGCGCGGGCCGGAGCTGTTGGATTCTTGCCTTGGGTGCCACGGTTTGATTTCCCGCTGAACTTCGCGGCATTCCGGATCCACGTCCTAAGGGCGGCATCCCAACTCTTGAATGTTGAACCTTTTGCCTCGTGATAATCACAAAAAGCCCCAAATTCGCTTTGCAGGTTAACGCCCATCTCATATGCCATTTCTGTGTGGGCTTCTGATGGGGAAAATCCTGCTGGTCGCTGAGTGGATTTCGATGTCTTTTCGGAAGGGGATTTCTTTGGCTCGGGTAATATCTTTTTAATGTCTTTATTGTCTTTTGTATTATTGTCTTTTGTGTTTAACAGATTCTGTAAAGTCGGATTTACTGATTCAGTAAAGGTTTTCTTTACAGGTTCTGTAAACTTTACAGTTTCAGTAAAGGGTTTACAGATACCGTTAAACTTCGTCTTCCAAGATGATATTTCCTTGTTAATTCCCACCTGTCTGCCAGTCATCGTCAGGATGTTCATTTTGACGAGCTTATTGCGTTCCGTGCTACACCGCGTTTCAGGTAGGCCAGTTAGTTCTGACAACTGGGAATTCCCCACCCAGTCAGCCGATTTGTTATAGCCGTATGTTTTGCGAATGACCGCCAGAGTGATCAGGAGTTGATTCTGAGTTAACCCAGAGCCTATGACCGCCTCAAGTAGTTCGTTAGCGATACGGGTATAACCGTTTTCGGTACCCAACACGCGTATTTCAGCTCGATGCTGACGATATGGCCGCTGGGCATGACCTGTACAGAAAGAACCTGCAAACATATCACGAATGCCGACTCAGCAACGAATGGGGCGGTGTCGAAACCATTTACCGCCCGGCATGGGCAAGGAAAAAGAACAATGACTGACATCGCCAACATCGAACTCAGCAATGAACCCGCCATTACAAATGCAAACGTAGCGATTTTCAGCCCTCAAAACCTGATGGCAATTCAGAATTTCGCCACACTCATGGCAAGTGGGCGATCAACTATCCCGTCTCACCTGGCCGGGAATAAAGCGGACTGCATGGCAGTGGCAATGCAAGCTGTTCAGTGGGGTATGAATCCATTCGTAGTTGCTCAAAAGACTCACGTTGTTAGCGGCACCCTGGGTTATGAGGCGCAGCTCGTTAACGCAGTGATTTATGCAATGGCTCCCACCAAAGACCGGATTCATTATGACTGGTTTGGCCCGTGGGAAAACGTGATCGGCAAATTTGCAGAGAAAGCATCAAAAAACGGCGGAAAATATATAGCGCCAGCCTGGACGTTGGAAGACGAGAAAGGGCTTGGAATCAGGGTTTGGGCCACGATGAAAGGTGAAGATGAACCGCGCGTTCTGACTTTATTACTTTCTCAGGCCCAAGTGCGAAATTCCACGCTATGGGCCAGCGACCCAAAGCAACAACTTGCCTATCTAGCAGTTAAGCGCTGGTCACGCCTGTACTGCCCCGAGGTTATTCTCGGCGTTTATTCCACTGATGAATTGGACGGAAAGCCAAAGCCTGAGCGAGATGTAACGCCACGCACAAATGCCGACCTGAACAAGATGATCAACACCAAGAAAGCGGAACCAATCGAGGGTGAGTTGGAGACGACAAAAGTAGATGAGCGCTCACCTGACGCCCTGCTTGCTGACTTCACCAACGCTGCCAGCAACGCAAAATCAGTAGAAGAGTTGGAAAAGTTCTTCAAATACACCCAGCGTGTTCTTGCAGCTCACCACGACCAACTTGAAAAGGCCACTGACATTTACGGCATCCGAAAATCAGAGATGGAAGAGGTGCCAATGTGATAACCCCGCATGACCATATCAAGGTCGGGTCAATAACGCTCATTTACTCACGAAGTCACCGGGGCTGGATTGCTCCGGGATGTAGAGTAATAACCAACCCATTCAAAGCGCAACGGACTGCTGAGCGGATTAACTCAAATCTGAAATTGTCACTCGCTGCCAACGGACTGGCACTCGTTTGACTGCGGAGTATGCGCAGATCCAAGTGGCGATTGGCTAGAATTAAACGACGTTAAAGAAGCAATTTGCGGAGCTGGTTTCACGATAGAGGGGGAGTGAGCTATGTGTACTTTTCACGAAAGGAAGAAAGAAAGGGCTGATTATTACCGGCGGTTCGTCCACGGATGGAAATTGAGAGATTGCAGTGCTTGCAGCGGTAGTGGGTATTATGACCACAACGGATCGCCGATATGCGGGGCGTGTGACGGAACCGGAAAAGAACGGTTTCAGCCTTTGGTAGAGGAGGAGTGCAGATGCTGAGTAAAGACAACGATTGGAATATTGATACGTCCGCTGGAGTACCGATCCTAGTGTACAAAAATTGCAGTGTAATAGAATCAGAACAAGCTGAATATATTTTACAGTTAATTAACAATGAAGTGGAAATGGCCGCTGAACTACTATCACTGCGTGAGCAACTTGCAGCGTTGAAAGCGTTGGAGCCTTTTTGCCACGTATTTCTACATCCGGACGGCCCACTATTCACAGCAGCCAAGCCAATCAAAACACCGGTTACGCCCCCCCTGACTGATGTCGATAATCTCAGTGGCCACGAACTGGATTGCGCGAAGTTTCACAATAACGCCATTGCTATGTGCTCTATAGCGATCCGGCAGGCGGGCTATCCGTCAGAGTGTTCAGCAACGTTTTACCCTACAGATAAGCAAGGCGGCTAATTATGGCTAGAACTCAGACCTTGGAAGTATGGGCCGCCGAGGAGTTTGATGAGCCGATCCCCAGCTATCCAACGTTACTAAAATATGCACAACATGGCATGATATCACCGCCGCCCTTTAAGGCTGGCAGGTGCTGGCGGGTTGACAAGAGTGCCCGATTTGTCGGAATAACAGTCAAGCCAGTAGTGAAGAAAGACGATGATCCACGCTTGAAGAGGATAATGGAAGATGGCCAGACCTCGTAAGTACAATATAAATGTACCAGGTCTATCGTGCTACACAGACGCCAGAACAAAAAAGGTGTACTGGCGTTACAAGCACCCTATCACCCGTAAATTTCATGGGTTAGGTGATGATGAAGCTGAGGCAAAGGCTATAGCGGTAGAAGCTAATACTCGATTTGCTGAGCAGCAGATGGGGCAGTTAATTACAGCTAGAGACAAAATCAGTAGAGATATGGGAAAGGGAGTCTCCGTAGATTCTTGGCTTGATAGTTATTGGAAAATTCAAGAGGAACGGCAGCAGGAAGGGGAACTAAAAGCCTCATCAGTAAACCAGAAGAAAGCACCAGTTAAGGCCATGCGGGCAGTCATTGGAAATAAAATACTCTCTGAGGTTTCAGTTAGAGACATTGCCGACATTCTGACACCTTACAAGGAGCGCGGGCAGCTTGTCATGGCGCAGGTAGTTCGCAGGGTGATTATTGATATTTTTAAGGAGGCGCAGCATGCAGGTGAGGTTTCTCCTGGCTACAACCCTGCAAAGGCCACCAAGCAGCCAAAATCCAAAGTTAAGCGGCAAAGACTTAGCTTAGATGAGTGGAAAGCGATATTTAGCACCGCTGCGGGCATGCAATCGTATTTGCCGAGAGCCATGCTATTAGCCGTAGTTACAGGTCAGCGTCTTGGTGACATCGTTACTATGAAATTCTCCGATGTATGGGATGAACATCTTCATGTTGTCCAAGGAAAAACGGGGACAAAGTTAGCAATCCCTTTATCACTTCGCTGTGATGCTCTCGATGTAACACTAAAAGAAGTCATTTCACAATGCCGGGACAGGATAGTAAGCCCTTTTATTTTACATCACCACCATGCCGTAGCGACTGCAAAAAGGGGCGGACAGATTAAGGATAAGACAGTGACCAGCACATTCAGTAACGCAAGAGACTCAAGCGGCCTTATTTGGAAGGAAGGGACACCACCAACATTCCACGAACAGCGATCTCTTTCAGAGAGACTATACCGTGAGCAAGGCATCGATACAAAGTCACTACTTGGACACAAAAATCAAACAATGACTGATAAATACAATGACGACAGAGGAAAAGAATGGATTACTATTGCAGTTTAG